CTTCACGCTGGGAACGCAATGTAGTCTTCGGCACACCAAGCGACTCTGTAATATGGCGCACAAGGCCATCGGGGTCGATATGGTCGCTGACAGGTAGTGATTGTGCCAGAGGCATGAGAACCTCAAGAGCTTTGATGGTGCTGTTAAGGGAGCTGGATTTTTGTGCCCGTGCCAATGGTGATACATATTCGATATCAACATCTGTACCTTGAATAGACTCAGGCGGTGTAGCCAGCATATTTTCGCGCAACATTAGCGCAAAAACCCGGTCAATCATCGGACGCAACATCTCGTTCATTAGTCTGCCAAGAACAGGACCAATAACACGCATACGTTCTTCTTGGCGCTGGATAACTTCTGTAGCCGTCATGTTAGGCGTAGAGCCGGAAAGTAACTGGTCTACATAAAATGCAGAACGGATAGCCATACGGCGCTGGTCTTCCATGCTCAGACCAATCGGGATATTAGCCCCGGCTTGTAATGGGGTAATCTGGTCTCTTGTGCCAGCTCTGTAGAAGTTCAAGCCCCCTGGCTGGGTACGCACAGGCAGAATAAACCCGTCATCGGGAACGAGGAGAGGTGGGTCAATCTGCTTCTGTGCGGCCTGAATGATTGTTTTTGACATAAGATTCAACATCTTAACATCTGGGAGAGCAACCATTGCAGGACTTCTACCCATAACTTCGCCTGTTGCTTTCAAGAAACGCGGCACAATATAGGGCATTTCTTCGAAGCCAGACTCAGACATCAGCTTCTTAGACTCCATATCAATATAATATGAAGCATAGGCCATGTTCTTATTGTCACGCTTGCGAGTGTCACGCTCGGCTCTAGGCAGCACCGCATGAAGAATATCCACCTCATCATCCGGCTTTTTCTCGTGTACCTTCGCAATATATTCGCCAACATTCTCTAGGCCAAAGCGCTGTACGGCTTGGCGAGCTGGTATCTTATATTTTCTGAAAACAGTATCAACAACCCCGTACTGGTTCTCAGTTACATAAAACTCAGATATGTGCCGGGTACTGAAACGAAGATTGCCATCATCCATTTCAATAAACATACAGCCAGTACCAAACACAACCAAGTCCACATACATTTCATGGACTTCTGTTTCAAAGTTTGAGTGGTTAAACGCCCGTATCATGCGCTGGCTAGTATCTTCTAGCCATTCCTGCACATCATCGTCTCTGCCAACTGTGGCATCCTTCATATCTAAATGAAACCACGGAGTCGCCCCACTGGTCAGCATACCATGAAGGGAAGCTGATAAGAGGTCTACAGCCTGTAATGCTGTGCCATCAAATATCAGCTCCATGCGCTTTTCGCCTCTACTGCGCTTACGCACAATATCAGCCTTACGGGGCAGCATATAATCAGCTAATTCCTGAAAATGCGTATCCCAATTATCTCTACGCCCCTTGATATGTTCAAAGCGGCTAATAAGAGACTTGGTGAGTTCGCTCATAATTTACCCCAATAAGGTTGGTGTACCAGTAGGCGTTGCACCACCGCCGCCGAGCATACCGCCAGCAACGATAGTCGAGCCACGGCCTCTGCGACCACGGCGTTGGCGTGTTACTTCTTCTTCCGCCAATGCTACAGAACGCTGCATTTCCTCTGGCTCTGCCACTGGTGGAGGCGGAGGAGGTGGTGGAGGGGTAGCTACTTTAGGCTTCATAAATCCCATCGGGTTTTCTCCTGTCAATAAAATACTGCTTGTATTATAGGTTTTTTCTACTTAAACCGCAAATGGGTTGTAATCATTCTCTGCAACTGTCTGTGGAGCTTTGACTGCCATCTCTCTATTCTGTAGCCCCACTGCCAAATAACGAAAGGCATCCGCTGCATGGCTCGTGAAGTCATGCCTCGGATGGTCTCTAAAAATCTGCCGTTTATCATCCCAATCCTGCCTATACTGTCTCAAACATTCCAAGCCCACATCGCACTTATCGCGGTCAAAGTAGCACTTAGGTAGCATCATTCTAGCCGCATTTATGCCGTCTGCAACTTTCATTTTAGGTACTACACGGAATCTAATCCCTAGCGTGTAGGCGGTCTCCAGCCTACTTTTGCCCGAACCCAGCTCACGCACTTCGATATCGTGCGGCGCAAGGTGGTCTCCGTATTTGTACTCTTTTTGCCGTAATATGTCTGCGTAGTGGTCGAGTCCCACTCCAGAGCTTTCATAATAATCAATGACATTTATTGCCCCACCTCTAAAGGTCTGTGCAAACCAAATAGCCGTACTATCATTTACACCCAAGTCCCATGCAGTATGCACAGGATAAGCTGGGTCATACGGCACTCGCGTAATTCGTCCGTTATCATCAGCATCAGATAGCAACTTTGCATAATACGCGCCTATAATAGCTGCGGTAAAGGAACACTCAAACTCCTGTTCGTACTGTTCCTCGGTCATAGAAGCGCGAGCAGCGTCTAGCTCCTCTTGCTTCACAATGCCAGACTCGCTGGCTTTACAAATCTTATAATACCAGTCTTCCGAGCCTTCCGCCATCTCCTTCTTTGCAGTCTCTAACATATCAAAAAAATGATTATGCCCGGCTGGTGTGCCTAGAAATGTAGCCGACCCCTGCCTGTCGGACAGGGCTGGTCGCACAACCTCCCCCCATACCCTAGGATTTTGCATACCATATTCATCAAAGAAACAATCATCTAAATAAATACCGCGCAAGCTATCTGGGTTTTCTGCTGATAAGAGGGTTATTCTACCGCCATTCGGGAAGTCAGCTCTAAGTTCAGTCTCGTTAAAGGTAACGCCGGGTATCACGCCAGAATAATATTTAACATAATCCCACGCGATACGCTTCGCTTGCGTAAAGGTAGGCGCAATCAACGCAACTCTAGGCCGGGGTAGCGGATTAGTTAGCACACGTTTTATCATGTGATTAACAGCCCACACAGTCTTGCCAAAGCGTCTGTGCATCACTAGCACGTTCCAACGCTTCAGCTCTTTGTGCATATCTCCCTGAATAGGACGAGGCTTATAGGGTATCTTTACTTCCACTGCTTACTCCCAGAACATCCAGGCAATGTGCCCAGCTATCTCTTTCTATGTCATCATCTTCAAAGAAGTCGGTATGTTTAGTTATCTTCTTACAATCTATAGCCGTTACAGGCACAAACAAGACTGTTCTTTGCTCAGATGATACACACGCTAATATGTCATAATCCTTCTTACTAGGAAGCCTCTTGTTGCCGCCTAGCCCAGTCATAAAGCGAACACGATTTCTATTGCCAACAGAAGATTGCCTAGAGGACTGACAAGCCTTCACCTGTATCCGCAAAACCGCACTTGTCTGAGGATGCCACGCAATCAAATCCACGCAGTCCTGTTGCGCCATTGCTACACGCCACCCTCGCATAAGCACCGAAGCAGCCGCTATGTGTTCCCCCACAAGACCAGACTCCGTAGTGCTTACTGGCACATCTGCCATAAACCTACTTTTTTCCATAATGCCTAATCAGTCTCCCACAGTATCTTCACAGTACCATCGCCTATCTCAACACCAGCCCGGTTCTTCTGGTCTCCGAAACGCTCCGGCAATATCTTGCTGGCCTTCCACCGCACATGATGCGCATAGTCACGCAGCACCCCAGTATCGTAATCCTTTCTACGGTGCAACGCATCGTCAAACACCTTGTCTAGTTCTTCCAGAGCCTTCTCAGCACTGTACTGCTGCGCTTGCTTCACTGCCCCGTCAAACTCAGGGTCGTTCTTCATGCGCTTGTAAAAAGCCGTCCTGGAAATGCCAATGCCCTTGCATACATCTGCAATGCTATGCCCGTCAGCCAAGCCAGCGAGGATTAGGTCGGTTCTTTGCTTTGTGAGTTTAGTCATGTCTGTGTCTCGTTATGGGGCAATTAACATACAAAAGTGTGGCCGCGCGACCTCGGGGGTGTCGGGTCTGAAACAAGCCCCCCTGCCTTGTTCTGTGGCGGAAATGCAACGGGTCTGTGCTTTCTCTGCATTGTGCAACGCAACATGGCATTGTGCAGTGCAACATAAACTGCTTGGCAGATTGCCAGCCGGGCATTATGCTGTAGCTATGCCGCGCAGGGAAAACTGTAAACTGTGCATATATAAAAATACTAGTCACGGCATCCAATCCCAAAAAACTAAGCAATAGCAACGCCTCCGCAATCCCTTACAATGTAAGGCTTTATTGCCATGCTGTAAACTTTTTTGCATTTTTTTTGCTTTCCCCTATTGACAAGCGGAAACCCTTTCCTGTAATGCTGGGGAATCTTAGCTTTTAGGAGGGCTGATATGCTTATTATAACCAACACCGTCCGGGACATTACCGAGCTTTCAACAGCTCGCTTTGCAGTAACAACCAACACTGCAAAGGCTCATACAAACGAACAGGCAAAAGAAATCATTGTTCAGATTTGCCGCTATTTACGTTTAGACCCGGCGGAATTTCTCATTACAGATGAAAGCACTGGCCGCGCTTATCGCTTGCGCCATGCTCGCCCTTCGTCATTTACGGGGGCTTAATCATGCCAAACTTAAACCAGCTATTTCAAAACCCAGCCGACCAGCGCAAAGGCGGTAACTGCGGAGTGACAGCTCTTGCAGTATCGGCTGGCGTATCCTTTCAGAAAGCATGGGATACTTTTATAGCCGTTAATCCGCGCGCTTATGGTCATAAACGCTGGACAGGCGGAACATACACCGGAGACCAAGCAAAGGCACTGGAGAGGCTTCAAATCGCCTTTGATGACATGATGCTTACCCGGCGCATGAACATGAATAGATTTGTCCGGGACTGCACCCAGCGCGACACTGTTTACATGGTAACGACTGGCAAGCACGTTCAAACAGTATTGAACGGCAGTGTCATAGACCAGCAGGGCAAAAAGCCCATTAATGAATACTGGGGCAAAAAACTTTTTGTCAAAAAAGTAAGAATAATAAAAGACCCGTTTAAATATGCAGACAAAGCTGGCAGTGATACCGCGCCAATGCCAGCAAGGCCAACAGGCCATACAACCAACGCGCGGCAATTAATGCTATTTTAGAGGAGCAAAGAAAATGGCTATTAAAACAGAATTGACACGTTCAGAATTTACCGATGCTTTACGCCGTGATGAATATGCGGCATGGAGTTATCAGGCTTGCAATGCCTTATATGATTACTTTGAGGAGCTGAGCGAAGACATAGGCGAGGACATAGAATTTGACGCCGTTACTATTCGTTGCGACTGGAACGAATACACGCTGGAAGATTTCGCCAATGATTATAGCAATCTGAAAGAAGAAGACGAAACAGACAAAGAATTTGCAGAACGTATGCAAGAGGAACGGACGCAAATCATCTGGTTGGATAATACAAACATAATCGCACAGGCATTTTAAAGGAGGGCATAAAATGCAACGCATAGAAAACTTTACACAAGCAGCAGATTATTACTTAACCATGAACGCATGGCTGGCTGGGCGTTATGCCCAGACAGACAAGCACGGAAGGCGGTGGCTTGCCCAGTATGTAGGCGGAAGACCTAGCAAATATAAACGGCTGGAACACGCCTTTTATAGGCGGTACATCCTGCCATTTAGAAACAGCACGGAGGGCTGAACAATGACGCATTTAGAGCTATTACAAGAGAGACAAGGCGAGCGAGAGCAATACCTAAAACTTACCGATAAGATGCGCGAGCTATGGGACAGCCCAAGCAAAGACTATGCGGCTATAGCCAGACTGCAAGAGCAAATCAAAGAGCTGCACAATAAACTGTATTCTTATACATACATGAACAAGCCAGAAACGGAGGGTTGAGAAATGAGAAAATCAAGCACAATACTAGCAGGGCTGGGCTTTGCCCTAGTCATACTGGGCACAAGCATAGCCGAACCAATGAACGGGGCAGTCTTTGCTATTCAGATAGGGCTGCTGCTCGGCGGCTGCTTTATCATGTTATTGGCTGCTATACGCAATTAGGAGGGCAACAATGGAATATAAAGTAACGCTAAAAATAAACAGCTTTTGTTTTGAAGCAGAAGACAAAGAGCAAGCAGAACAGGCTTTCTGGGATTTATGGCACAATGACCGGGGCAGCCTTGACTGGGAGCTGGTCATAGAAGGCGAAGAAGACTAAGCAAATCGGCACGGGGGAGCAATCCCCCTGCCTCTTGGACAGCCCGTCACGGGCTTTCCTAGCGGCAATAATGCCGGAACAGCCATAGAGGAGAAATAGACATGGCACAAAGAGGACGACCAAAGAAAGAGCAGCCTTTTACTATCGAGCTTGTAGGCAAAGAACGTCATTCGATGATAAGTATGCTAAACGCTCTAGCAAAAATAAATAGAACAACAGCAGAGAAATCAGATATTGCCTACGCTGATTTAATAGAGCTAGACAGTCTGGAGTATTGGTTAGCCAATAAGTTAAACGCATCGAGACCAGACCGCGACTATTGGTCAGACTATGAAGCAAACTAAGCAAAGCGACCTGTTCGACCAGGCTGGAGCAATCCAGCCCGGCAACAGGCAAATCGACCTTGAGCAAATAATAGAGGAGAAACGGGTATGCGAAGAACAAGACGCTATTACTACGCCTTGTGTGCAATCCAGAAAACAGACTGGCTAGAGAAATGTATAGCCAGCCCAGCCAAAGGCATGAGCAAGCTGGATATAGCAACAATTAAGCTCGTATTGAGAGATAGAGGAGAAAGAAAAAATGCCTGATTACAGGGTAGCAATATCAATAGAGGGTGGGCTTGTCTTAAACGTGCAAGCAAATAGCCCGGAAGAAGCAGAAGCAAAAGCCCATGACATAGCAGAGTATGGGGCTGACATAAGCATAAGCGGAGAAACAACCGAGACCGTTCACCGGGACTGGCAAATCGTAGAAGTGGAGGAAGCATAGTGTTTGATTTTGAAACAACCGATTATGTTTGTGCTGATTGCGGCGGCAGTGAATGGCACGCGAACAGATACTTTTGCAACAGCCGCAAACTATGGTTAGCAGATAGCATAGCCCAATGGTGCAGCGATTGTGATGCGGAAGTAACCATTGTTCCGTTAGATGAATATGATGAGGAGGCATAAAAATGTTAATCGTAAGCCATACAATCCAGCGCAGGGACAGCATAGGCAACACTGCTTACTATGACTGCTTCCAGCTAGTAGATACCAAACAAGAAGCAAGGGAGAAAGTGGCGCATCTGATAGCCATACATGGCGATGAGCTACACTGCTGGGCAGTAAGCCAAGTTATCGAGGCAAGCGAGCCGCACTGGGCGGATGCCGAACCAATCTTAAACAGAGCAGAAAGAGAAAAGGACGCAGAAAACAATGACGGCTGATGAGCTAAAAGAGAGACGCATCTTTCTAACATTAACACAAGCAGACCTAGCAAATCGTTTCGGCTTATCCGATAGGACTATCCGCAATTATGAAAGCGGAGCAACGCCTATCCCTAAGACGTTCCAAATAGCTATGGACGCTTTAGAGCTAGAGGAGAAATAAAAATGCTCGAACCAAGCAAAAAGCTATTAGCGAGAGTGGATGCCCTGAACAAGCAAAGAAACAGGCACTACGAGCTAAAACTTAGGCTTTGTTCCTACACGCCTGAACACCCGGCATTTAAGACAGTAAGTGAAGGGGATTTATTCGCCTTCAACAAAAGCATAATGCACTGGCGCAGAATGAAGCGCAGGACAAACAAGAATGTTTACGGCTGCACGTTCGGGAACAGATACATAGCCGTACACTGGCGAAGCACAATAATGCACATAAGTTTTGCTAAGATACATAGCAATTATCTGCTGCCAAAGTATTACCTGAAAGATGCAGAGACAGGCAAATATATAGGCAGGAATAAGCACCAGATACTTTGCCAAAAGCCAGACATACGCACGACATACAGCAGAAAAGAAATGCAGGAAGTGTTGTATGAGCTGGAGCAATATAGAAATGCCGCGTAGCAGTACTGCTTAGTAATGCAGCACTGCTTAGCTGGTAGAGCTTAGCTGGAAAAGCTAAGCTCTTTTTTTTTATATATAAAAGAAAATATGCTTTGGGATGTTCTAAGCTACACTGCTAAGCACTACAGCTAAGCACTGCGTTTTCACTCCCGTGAATTATCATGGATTTAAATCCGCGTCAATCCCCTCGCACATCTTCTCCCTGACCAGCATACACCATGCAGAGAAAGAGACCGTGCAAGTGTAGTCTGTGCTTGCATATTCTGGGCTGACCAGCCCAAGCCTGACAACGCAGTGGATGCCAGCCCGGTCATACTTGTATATCAACACTGGCTCTTGTTGCAGAGAAATAGCGGCATCTGTTACCTGTTGCCACCAGTCCCGGTGATGATGCCCACCATTAGCCATAGCGTATCTTTTGCACTCTATGACCCAGCCATCCAGCCCAAGCAAATCGCCATGCTGGCTTTCCCGGTACTGTTCAAGGTCTCGCTTGACCCTTACGCCTAGATGCTGGTCTATCAGAGCCGCGACTTCACGCTCAAAGGCAGCCCCCTTGTTTCTGCCATTAGTCATCTAAAGGACTATTCCCAGACCTAATGTCATACGCAGGACGCTCCGGCTGCTTGCCAGTGATATGCTCCTTGATGACTGCATCCTCAAATCCCGGTGGGCAAATCTCATTCCACCTTGCCCACTGCCTCTTATGCTCTCGCGTCTGCGCTTCCCAGTCTTTTGCTCCGCCCATTTACTTTTCCTTTACTAAAATTATCCTACCCATTTTACCATGCCATCCCTGCATCGGATATGCTTTCCAACCCTGAGGCACGGGTTCACAAATATGTGAATACTTCACAACGCTAGTGGATTGACCCGGTGTTTTCGAGCTGGACAATGATTTGCATTTCATCTTCTTCAATCTGCACCTCCAGCTCTCCAGACCCCTCGCATAGCTCGCAAGTCATAACCCGGCCTACCAACTCTCCGCCTCTTGGCGCACCCCAGTCAGCCTCGCCAACCTCATACTCCACCTGACCATCGCCATCGCAATCAGGACAAACTATTATTGCTACTCCGTCTAGCAACTCTCTCTCTGAAAAAGTCATCTGCCCCTACCTTTCCGCCAGTAGCGATTAGAATTGTGTACATAGTCTCAGGGCTGGGAAATCGTTGACCGTTAATAATGCGAGAAACAGCAGCAGCCGATAGCTTACACTGCCTCGCAAATTCACCCTGAGACATATTCTCTTGTATCAAGTAATCAGATAAAAACATACATTATTTATATCAGGTATTGACAGATTGGTAAACCTAATTAGAATGGGAATTGTCGGGGCGGTTTTTTTCCTACACGCTTTTGCCGCCCCGGCAGAGGAGGACACCATGGAATATGAAGTGCCAGAGTATTCAAAGCAGTATGGCAGATACCATGTTTCTGCTTCTGGCGGAACACAACAGCTAGACGAACACATACTAAAGCTGTTCTTACGCAAAGAATACAAGATGAACTTCCCGATGTCTGCCCGTCCCAGAGCTGGGCAAATCGTGCAGATAGTGGCTGACCTTTGCATGGGCTTACATGATTACAGCCCGATAAAAGGCCAACAAGAACGCTGGGACTTTGCACAAGCCCTGAGGCACGGCATGGCTGAGTTTATGACATACCAGCCTTTGACTTGGGATGGTGGTGCGGATGCGGAAGCATTTGCCGAATTTAAAAACCACATAGCAGATATGTCCCGTCACGCTGTTGATGGACTGAACGAGTTTTTTGGCGATGAGGAGTTAGAAGGTGAGTATCAACGCTATTACAAAGACCCACGCATTGATGTACCAGTCACGTTATTTCTCGACTATGCGAGCGAAGATAGACAGATTGACCTCAAGTGCAGCCTTCCTCTCCGCAACCCACCAAAGAAAGACGGAAGCAGAACGTGGCGAGTGCCAAAACCAAAGACAGAACCTACTCCCCAGCAAGTCATGCAGCAAGCGGTTTACCATAAATCTACTGGCCTGACCCCAGGCTTGCTGTTCGTTACCAGCGCCGGGTACAACATCGTTACTGCTGAAAATTGTGAAGCATTACAACCAGATAGGCTAGAGGAAGCATACGAGGATGTAGTAAGACGCTGGCTTGCAGTCCAGAAATTAATGCAAGCTGCTAATGGAAATTGGAAGGAACTATTTTCCCTAGTGCCGCCAGACTTCGGAATGATAGCAACAAGACATGGCGGAGAAATACTTAAAATAGCAAAAGATGCTTGGAGGACAGCATGAATACACACTTAGTACATTTTAGCCCGATTGCAGTGCCAAAGAAGGTCGCGGAAGAACTATCTTCACCAGACCCACTTGGAGAACGCATGGATTTAGAGGTAGAGCTTTTGAAAATGTATGCGCCAACATACGTTTTTGGTGCAAAGAAGGAGAGAGAGCCTTTTCCAATTATTGAGCAAGTCACACAGATGACGTTAATGGAGTACCGAATATATAATGGCTTGCCTGTAACAGAATCTATGCGTTTGATGGATAAGCATTTAGGAGGACAGCATGACTGAGATAGAACAGGAACACGCCCAGCTTATAGACTTTAATCTTGAGCGATTAAACAAGCTGGAAAGAGACTTGGAAGACCTTAAAGAAACGTTGCTTTGTGTAATGAACATGATGACAGCCTACTTTGAAAGCCAGAATGTGAAGTTTGAGGAAGTAAAAGATGACTAATATCCTAGACGCTATGGCTCTATGCGCTGAGCTAAACAAAACGCATGGCGTGAAGCAACGAGGGGGCAAGATGTACACCCAAGTTGTTCATCGCATGGAAGCCTTTAGAAAGGTGTTCGGCCTGTCTATGGGGGTAGATACCCAGATACTTGTAGATGATGGACAGAGGGTCGTTATAAAGGCTATAATCACCAATGCAGATGGCATAGTCATTGGCTCTGGGATGGCAGAGGAAATCCGGGGGCAAGGCCATGTCAATACAACATCTGCGTTAGAGAATTGTGAGAGCAGTGCCATTGGTCGTGCGCTTGCCTCAATCGGTCTAGCTGGTGGTGAATACGCATCAGCAAATGAAATGGATGCTGTCGAAAGAAAGACGGACATCCAACACAGTCAGGCGGCTGGCGCTGGCAGTCCTCCTCCATTGCAGCAAGCGACTCCGCCTGAACCCACCCCCATTCCTGAACCTGAGAAGGCAAAGGAAAACCCCACAAGCGAAGATGAAAGAGACTGGGCTTTATATAACGACTTGAAGTCCCAGCTCGACATGAAAGACATTCCGGCTAAAGTCGAGAAGTTGTTTGTGGATAACAAGCAAAAGATAAAGAAGATTTCCGAAAGGAATAAGGAGCGAGGAGACAAGTTTGTACTTCTCTTTCAGAAACGCCTAAGTGAATTAGAAGGAGTATCATAATGGCGACAAGACTAGAAAAGGTGACATCAATCAAGGTGTTCCCAAATGATGAGGGTGCAGCCAAGTGGGGCAATAGCAAGTTTAGCCCGTACAAAGACGGCTCACCAGCAGACATCACTCTTAGAGGTGACAAGAAGTACCGGGTATCTGTCTTTGAAAATGACGATGGCTCTCTAGGTATTTCTATCACTGAGCCAGTGCAGCATCAGGCAGCCGACAATCTGCATGATAACGTACAGCAAGGCGGCTTACGCAAGGTAGCTGAAACAGCAGCCGTGAAGCGTAACGCACTCAGCCTTGACGATGACATTCCATTCTAATGGAAGTCCAGCCACAAATCTTGATGGCAGCCTACGATGATGGGCTGCTTATCACCATAGATGGCAAGCCGTACTTTCTCAATATGACAGAGAAACGTATGCTTGAGCTGGCACAAGACTTGATTAATAAAAGCCTAGATAACATTCGCAAGGATAAATATGGCTTGGTACGATAGAGGCAGAAAAAAGAAATCTAAATCGCAACAGTCGCAACACACAGTTACTTGCGTTCGATGTGGCAAGGAGCATCCAGCCCTAGACAACACATGGATTTGCAATGGTAGAGGAGACATATTGTGTTACGGCACAGAGGAGAGTTGTTTTAATGTATTGTTCGAGTTGTCAAAAAAAGCTAATAGAGAAGGACAAGCCCGTAAGAGTGCAGAGGGGGAGATGGAATCCAATACTAGACCACCTGAAGGATGGTGATAGCTTCCTTGTCCACACCCAGAAAGATTACGACAGCGTAAGAGGCTGTATGTATTTTAGAAACATCCCTCACAGAAGCGCGAAGATGCCGGACGGTACTGGCTGGCGCATCTGGAAGGTAAACAAGGATACCGCTGGACAGCTCTAGCGGTAGAGGACGGGGCGGTTTTTGTATAGTGTAACCTAACCAAAAGTCTGTAACACTAGCGGAAATGTGTTTGCCGCCTCGTCCTCACTACCACTTAACTTTGTTAGCCCAATAAGCCGCAGACATCTTTCCTTTGGCTATGTTCTTTGCGTGACGGGCTTTGAATGATTTACGCCGCGCCTTCTGCGCCGCAGTCTTAGGGCTTTTACCAGCACCCGATACGCCTTGTTGCCCAAAGCGGATAGTCTTTACTTTATCACCCACTTTAGCCACAACGACATGGGACTTCTTTGGATGGTTCGGGGTGCGCTTTGGTTTGTTATAGCCGGATACACCAGCTCTAGCCAGCCGAGGGTCTTTCTTCTTAGGCATCTTTCAAGCTCCGTATTCTAGCCACTAAACGCTTCGCCCGGTTGGGCACTTGGTCAAACCATTTCGACTCTATCATTTCCTCTGCTGCGGCATCCCATTCCCGTGCATCTATCCCTGCTTTCATGCCGACAAACTTAGACAGTCTTGGGTAGCCCAGATTGAACATCATATTTGCAATAACAAGCTGGGCTTCCTCTGGCAGCTTGTCAAAGTCCGGGTACAGCCTATGGCAATCCTCTGTAGTAACAGCTATGTCCC